AGGAAGAAATCAAGACCATGATGGACAAGGAAACCTGGATGACGGCCAAGGAGGCCGTGGAAGCCGGTTTCTGCGACGCACTGTTGGACGGCGTTCAGGCTGACGCCTGCGTGACTGAGGAGCAGCTTGCCACCATGCAGCTCATGTATCAGCATATGCCCGAAATGACGGCCGCAAAGCCTGAAAACAACCCTGTCAGCAACACGGGAACGGAAACCACCGCCGCGACCGTGACTGAAAATACATCCACCCAGGAGGAGGAACACGAAATGGAAATCAAGGACATCACCATGGAGCAGCTTCAGGCGGAGAACCCTGCGCTGCTGAACGCCGCGATTGCCGCCGAGCGGCAGCGCGTGCAGGACATCGACGATCTGACCCTTCCGGGTTACGAACAGATGGCCGCTGACGCAAAGCGCAACGGCACTTCTTCGATGGACTTTCAGAAGATGGTCGTCAAGGCGCAGCGCGAGAAAGGCAGCACCTACATGCAGCAGCGCCAGCAGGAAACCAAGCCTGCTGCATCCGTACAGGGTGGCGATCCCGACCAGTATGACATGACTGCCGAAGAAGAGATCAAAGCCTACGCCAAGGAAATGAGCGGCTACGCCGCGCAGGCCATGGCGAACGACAGCGGTATGTACTGATCTTGAACCAAGGAAAGGAGAAATAACCATGTACGCTACCATTGGCAAGTGGGAGCCGGAATACCTGCTCTCCGATCCGCAGGGTGCATCGCCTATTGCGATCTCCTGCACCCCCAACAACGGCACGCTCAAGCGTGGTCAGATCATGAAGCGCGAAGCGAACGGCATGTATGCCCCTGCTGCCGCTGCTGACATTGTGAACACCAATCACCTTGTCGTTCTGGACGAGGTGGTGGATACCACCGCAAACGCCGAGATTGCCGCTGACGCGCGCGCATACCGCGCAGGCCGCATGATCGAGAGCAAGCTGCTCCTCGCTAATAATGGCACCCTGACCGCCGCACACAAGCTGGTGCTGCGCCAGCAGGGCATCCTCACCGACGTTCTGATGGAGGACGCGGCTGAATTCAACAACAGCACCGCAACCGAGTAAAGGAGTGAATAACAATGGCACTTGACATTTATAGCACCTACGCACAGCTTGCGGCCATCGAACAGATGCCGCTGGAGCATTCCCTACTGTGGGATCTCTTTGTGCATGAGGAGGGCGTGTCCGAGGAGGACAAGGCTTTCTACGATTACCGCAAGGGCATCATTCAGATGGCGCCCATTGTGCATGAGAACACTGGCGGCGTCCTGATGGGTCGCAGCGGCTACGAGACCCGTTTGATCGACTTCTGCACCATCGCCCCGGAGCGCCTGATCGAAGCCAATCAGCTGAAGAACCGCTTCTTCGGTGAAAAGGTTTTCGGCGCAATGACCCCCGAGCAGCGCGAGAAGAAGATGCTTGCGCAGGATCAGGTGGATATGCGCAAGGCAATCCAGCGTCGCCGCGAATGGATGGCTCGTCAGCTGATCCTGACCGGCAAGCAGGAAATCTTTAAGTACACCAGCGAAGGCCGCGCCAAGCACGCTACCCTGCACGCCGACTTCGGCTTTACCCAGCACTACATCCCTGAGACCCCCTGGAACCAGTCCGGCGCGAAGATCGAGGATGACATGAAGAAGATTCATGACCTGGTTGTGAACGAGGGCATGGGTGAGATTGACGTTATCCTGATGGCTACGGACGTTTCCGAAACGATGTATACCAACAGCGACTATCTCAACCAGCACAACATTATCCGTCTGGATACCGGCAAGCTGGAAAGCACCTACCGCGGCCCGGGCCTGCGCTTTCTTGGTCGCAACGCGGACGGCATTGACATGTACTCCTTCTCCGGAAAGTTCATCGACGATGACAATCTGCCCAAGGACATCATTCCCAGCGGCACGCTGATTGCCGGTAAGCGCGGCATGCTCAAGTGCGTGCATGGCCCTGTTATCCAGGTTGAAAGCCAGGAAGCCAGCGCGAAGCACAAGGTCTACGTGAAGCGCGAGGTTCCGCTGCGCTATGGCAGCATTGACGGCAACTCCATCAAGAACCGTATTACCTCCCGTCCTGCGCTGATGCCCTATAACGTGGACGGCTGGTGTGTTGCCAGGGTACTGTAAGCGAGGTGACGCAGAATGAAATACATCACGAAGGGTTACGTAAGGCTTGCCGGGACGGTTCTCAGTCCCGGCAAGGTCTTTGAGGCAGCAGAGGAAAGCGAAAAGATTTCCTGGCTGCTGAGCGCAAATGCGATTGAGCGCGTGATTCCCGAAGCCCCCCCTGTTGTGCTTTCCCTGGACAACAAAAGCGAGGACACGGGCAACGGCGATGACACTGCTGATGACGCTACCGGCGACCAGACGGACGATGAAAACGCTGAAGACAACGATATTGAGCTTGACGAAGCGTTTGAGGACGAAATGGAAGCTCCGGAAATCGACGTGATGGAAGGCATCAGCGTCGATCAGGAACCCGAGACCAAGACCGCAACTTCCAAGGGAAGGGGGCGCAAGAAGTGAAAGTCAAACTAATTAAGACCGGCGAAATCCGCGAGGTCAACGACAGTTACGGCCTGCGGCTGCTGACGCAGGGACAGGCTGTGCTGGCGAAAAACACTCCTGCCGACAAAAAGGCGACGGAAAAGAAAACCGCCAAGGCGGAAGGTGACAAGTAATGGCGCTGAAGGATCGGATCGAATCCGACAACAAGCGCATATTTATTAACCCCGCGCACTTTGCTGACGAGCACACATGGAACGGCGTGCCGTTTACATGCGTTACCGACGAAGATGCAGCGCTGAAGCGCAAGAACAATAACGTGGTTGACGTATCGTGGGACAACAATACCCGCGACATCCTCATATACGTCGCCGAAGGGGAATTGCCTGGACGCGCCATCCCCAACGAGCATATCTACTTTGACAGCCGCCCCATGAAGGTATTGCAGGTGCAGAACGACATGGGAATGCTGGCGATTATGCTGGTTGAGAACATGCCGAAGGCGGTGGGTGAATTTTGAGGACGCGCAAGCGACTGAAAGGGCTTCAGGACTGGCTGCAGAAGAACTTGTGCGCAGGGCGCATGATGAAAGCCCCCGCCCCCGATATGGACATCACAAAGATTCTCAGACAGGAGCCGCAGGTATACGTTGCCTGGTTTCCAAGCAGGCCGGACGCGGCTGCTCGGCATAACAACCCGGCACAAAACGTCTGCCCAAGCATCCTTATCATGCCCTCTACAAGCAAGATGAAGGACATGGAGGAGAAGCGTTTCGACCGATACAACAATGTTCACCGCCCGAAGGAGCTTGGACAGACCCTTGCGGTGAGCATTCTGTTCAGCGTGTATGAACCGGGCATACGACTACCGGGATTTATAGACGATCCTAGAGATCAGACAAAGATCATTGAAGGGACGGAAGAAGGGCTTTTTACCCTGACGGATTGGATGGATGAATGCATGGAGAAGATGCAGGCGATAAAATTCATCCCCGACACTGATCTTTATCTCAATGAGGCCTCGGTAGACTATGGGCTTTATCAGGATCAGTGTTACGTTGTCGATAAGCGTCCAATCTTTTATGGATTTATAAACGCTGTGTTTAATTGCTATGCCGACGAGGGCAAGAACCCCGGCATTGAAGATTTTTTGAAATAAGGAGTTGAATAAAACGATGAGCGAATACCTGCATGGCGCTTACGGAGGCGTACAGGCCGCCGGAACGAAAGTTTCTCAGAAAAGTAAAAGCGCGATTGTGTATGTGGGTACTGCCCCTGTACACCTGACAACAAACGGAGAGGGCAATGTAAATAAGCCTGTGGTCGTTAACAACATGGCCGAAGCACAGAAGCTTTTCGGCTACAATAATGACTGGGCAAAGTACACGCTTTGCGAGGCTATGCACGTACACTTTGACCGCTACGGCGTAGGCCCTCTGATCCTGATCAACGTGCTTGATCCCAAAAAGCACAAGGCAGACGAGGCAACAACCGTGAGCCTCTCCCCTATCGGCGGCAAGATTACACTTGTGAATGCTGACACCATCATCTTATCGAGCATTGTAGTACCCCAGAAGACGGCAGGCACGGATTACAGCGTAACCTATAATCAGGCCAAGAACATTATCGAAATCCACGAGCTTACTTCCGGGGCGCTAGGTAATCAGGCCATTTCGATCACCTATGATGAGATTGACGCAAGCAAGGTGACGGATGCTGACGTGATCGGTTCGACCGACGGAGAAGGCTTGAACATTGGCTTGTATGCGATTAAGAATATTTATCAGGCAACAGGCTACATTCCTGGATATCTCGTGGTGCCTGGTTTCAGCGAGAACATAAGCGTGCATTCGGTGATGTTTGATATCTGCAAGAAGGTAAACGGCCATTGGGACGTATACCACATGACGGATATGCCGATTGTCGACGGAAACAACGCACTGACTTTGAGCGGAGCGGCTGCATGGAAAACGGCAAACGGATATAACCGCGAAAATGAGACTGTCTCTTTCCCGCCTGTAAAAGGTACGGATGGAAACATCTATCATCTTTCCGTACTCAGAGCTGCTGCCCTTCAGAAGCTGCTTCTGGCCAATGATGGCATTCCGTACAACACTGCGAGCAACACCGAATGCGCCTTGATTGAAAACCTGTTTCTGGGTGCAGATGCAGAAGGCAGAATGTTTGACGATGAGCTGATTAACGAAAAGCTCAACAAAAACGGCATCGCTTCCGCTGCCTACATCGGCGGCAGATGGGCGTTGTGGGGCGCGCACAGCGCGGACTATACGGATACAGACGGCGACGAAATCAATGTGTCCGAAACCAATCGCATGATGATGTACTATCTTTCCAATGACTTCCAGCACCGCCGAATGGGCTATGTTGACAAATCGCTGACTGTAAACGACATTAAGTCCATTGTAGCCGAGGAACAGTCTAGACTAGATGCCCTCGTAAAAATCGGTGCACTTACTTTCGGAGAAGCCGTATTGGACGCTGGAATGGATGCACGAAGCGACATCATGACAGGCGATTTTCTCTTCTCCTTCAGGGTCTCTACGACTCCGCTTGCAAAATCTCTGTCCGTGAACGTCTACTGGACGAACGAAGGTCTTGTTGCTTATTACGACAATTTTTACGCATAAGGAGGAATAGAAAATGCCTAAAATGGTATACAACAATGTTGTTGGCCATCGCGTGATTGACAACGACAGAGTAATCGAAGATGTGACGAGCGTTGGGATTCCCACGATCGAGCATCCTACGACTTCGGTCTCTTCCAGTGGCATGGCTATGGATGTGGATATTCCCAATATGGCGCATGTCAACGCAATGGAGTTTTCTGTGAGCCATAATAATGGCCTTAACTGCCGCTATCTTCAGGACCCGGGAAGGCACATTTTGGAGACGCGCATCGCCAGACAGAAATACAACGTAGCTGCTGGCGACAACGAATACGAGTCAGTTAAGATTCGCATTACTGGCGTTCACAAGAGCACAGAGAAGGGCACGATCGAAAACGGCAACCCCTACGGCGGCACGGACAAATACTCTGTGCTCCGCTACGAGGAAGAGATCGGCGGCGAACTGGTGACGGTGATTGACGCGATGAGCGGTATTATCAAATTCAATGGCCGCGACTGCATTTCGCCCATTGAAAGCCTGTTGTCCTAATAGACAGCGCGCATTTCGAAAGAAGGAACGGGAAGGGGAAACGCACCTTTTCCCGTTCTGCACCTAAGTTTACGCTATGAATGATTGGAGAAACAAATATGAATACTGAAAAGGATATGGCATCTTTGGCTTTGGAAAACAACGAAGCGGAGAATAAAGCCGATGCGCGCGATGATAAATTTAAAAAAGCGCTTGATATGATCGCGAGCGGCAAGATGGAACTGTTAAGTCCAATCCGGGCTGCCGGACGAGATATTAAGACGGTACATTGGAATTTCAGAAACCTGACCGGATGGGAATATGCTCAGGCTATGGACATGGATGGATCGGCGAATCCCATGAAGGTTTCCGCCAAACAAGCGCTGTGTCTGTTTGCGGTCAGCTGCGCCAAGGAGACCAAAGTGATTGATGAAAGTGGCAAAACAATCCATCCGCTCGACGCTATGGACGTTCGCCAGAGGCTCGGCATTGATGACAGCATGAAGGCAGTGCAGCTTGCGCAGGTTTTTTTTACAAGTGCTGTCCGGGCGGCAGACAAGCGTATTTTGAACGAATAACTGCTGCGGCGATAGCGACCCATACGCCTGTAACGGCATTTATGGACATGAGCATTACGCGCTTTAATGAGTTTAGCAACGCAGCATGCGAAGTGCTGCGTGCAAGAAAGGCGGCTAGATAAAGCCGCCTTTTCATATACGGGAGGCACACTTTCATTGGATATTTATTATGAAGGAAAGAATATAACAGCCCACGTGGATGCAAAGAAATGCATCCATAAGGATGTATCCGGCGGTGCAAGAGACATGCTCGATATAGAGTTTGAACTTTCCGGACGCTGGTATGGCTGGCAGCCAAAAGGGGATGATCGTATTCGGATAGAAGCAGGCGGCTACTCGACGGGCGATATGTACTTAAATACAGTTCTTCCGAATGACGGGAAATATCGAATCATCGCTACCAGTGCAAAATTAGCAGCGCGTCAAAAGGCATGGGCAAGCTATGAGCATAAAACCTTATCGACGATCATGGCTGCATGCGCAGGTGAATGCGGCATGAAAAGCAGCCTGTATGGCATATCCGAAAACATACAATACCCGTATATCATAAGGGAAAACGAAGAAAGCACTGGCTTCCTCGACCGGCTTTTGAGGCTTGAAGGAGCATGCCTAAAGTGCTTTAACGGAAAAATGCGCGGAATCAGCATCGAATATGCTCAGCGCCTCTCTCCTACGCAGACTATTGAGATTAACGCTGATCAAAAACAAGCGTTCTATATAAATAGAAAAGACCTTAAATACACATCATTAACTATTCAGGCGCGAGGCTTGAAATCAAGCGCATTAGATGATTCGGCAGAGGGTAGCAACCATAAGATTATTACGACGCTGCCTGTCTTTGACGCTTCACAGGCCAGGCGATGGGCTCGCGGGTTATTACTTATGCACAATCGCATGGCTGAAGCGCTTGAACTTGGAATGGAATTCAACGCAGGGCTGACAGCTCTAGCGAGAATCGATATAGAGAGTAAGACAGATATGGATGGAAAATGGATGATTGACGAAGTTGAACATGACTTTATAAATCAAAAATCAAAGGCGACGCTAAGGCGAGTAATCACTACAATCAGGTGAGAAAGAAATGAACACACCGGAATGGGGCGCACGAATTGAGCGCGGCATTATTGATAAAAAAGAAAACGAGCTTTACAAAGTGCGGAGTTTGGATAGAGACGGCGTAGTCTCTTTATGGATTGGGGAGCTGAAAACTGCGCCAAAGCTCGAAATAAACATGAAGCACGATGTGAATGGCGAAACCATAACGGAGCAAGTGAAAGTAAATTATGCATCGAGCGAATATGCCTTAAATGACGAGGTGTATTTTTTTATTTTCCCGGACGGGCGCGGCGCAATCCTCGGTAAGATCGTTTAAACAGGAGGTGAAGTAAGTGGGACAGAAGGAACTGAAATCGGTAATCGTCATCGGCGGTCGCGTTGATAATAGTTTCGGCCATGTCGGCGAAGCGCTGACTGTGCTTGGGAGTCAGATTGACGAAATCAGCCGGGAAATTATCGATTTTGGAAAAGAAAGCGTATCAACGTTTAAAACATATGACGATGCAATGCGCGAAGTGCAGGCTGTGGGAAGCTATACCGCAAAGGAAATGGAGCGGCTCGATAAGCTGAATCGGCAGATCGCACAAAGCAGCACTTATACCAACCTTCAAAGCGCAGAGGCTTTGGTGCTAATTGCACAGGCCGGACTTGAACTAAGCGAAACCGAAGCGCTATTGCCTGCTACGCTGAATCTTGCGATGGCAGGAAGCCTGGGGCTTGCCGACTCCGTTGACTATCTGATTTCATCCGTCCAGGCTTTGGGCTATGAGATGGGCTATGCCGACGAACTGGTGGATCAGATGGCGAAAACCGCATCCATCGGCATGACAGACATCGACACGCTCGGCGAATCGCTCATGCGTCTTGGAAGCGGCGCACAGATGTTTAAAGGCGGGAGCGTAGAGATCCTGTCGATTCTCTCTGCGATGAGTCAGTTCGGTCATGATCAGAGAGGCAGCCAGGGCGGTACATGGCTTAGAAACTTTATGCTTTCGCTGGCAGCTCCTGCAGGAAGTATCGACGATATTGTCGATGCGATGGAACAGCTGGGCATTGTCGAAGAAGAGATTGAGGAATACAGGTCTTCGCACGCTGACGGCGTTGCCGCCATGGCGGTTCAGAGCCTTGTGGATGAAGGACTTCAGATCTACGACGCTAAAGGCCAATTGCTTCCAGCAATCGACATCATTAAAAGCCTGAGAGACACGGTATACGGAAGCGGCAAATATGCCGAAGATCTTACGGAGCTGACAGGGGCGCTTAACGAATCAGGCGGCGATATCGAAGCATTTATGCAGAATACCGCAGGGCTTACGGACAATGCGCTTTACAATGTACTGGCCAAGATATTCGGCAAAAGAGGCATATCCACCGCTCTTAACCTGATCAGCATATCGGATGAAGAGTGGACTCGGATCATCAGCGAGGTCGAAAACAGCGACGGATTTGCAAAGGCCATGGCTGACATCATGCAGGGCGGCATCGGCGGCACGCTGAGAGAACTGAATGCTGCATGGACGGAGCTTAAAAGCACATTCGGAGAATCGATTGCGCCCGAGGTTCAGGGCGTAGCCGAATTCCTGCACGACGTCGCTGTGGACGTATCCAATATGGACGATGAGAAGCTGGGTGTTTTGGTAAGCGGGCTTGAAGCTCTGGCTATCACGGGGCCTGGCCTATTGATCACCGGCGCTGCATTTCGCGCAATCGGATACCTCCTTACGCCCGCGGGCGGCATAGGTCTTGGGCTTGCCACGCTGGCGACGGCGGGCGGCGTGCTTCAGGAATTGATTGAAATGGACATGAAGGGCAATTTCGGCGAGATGGAGCTTGACATGGAGTCTCTTTCCGAATTTGTCGTTGGGCTGGGGAATGATTTTGAAACGGCCTATGAGGATGTAAACAAATACAACGAAGCGCTTTTGACAAGCGTAGACAACTACAAAACCGCAAGCGAAGCCTTTTCGAGCGATCTTCTGACCGCGATGCTGACCGACACGACGCTTACCCAGGAAGATCAGGAAAAGCTTAAAAAGCTTGGAAGCGACATGCACGCATCCCTCATGGAGGGCATCAACCTTTCGACCGCTGCGAGCGTGAGCTATTTTCAGATGCTGTTCGGCGGCGAAGAGGCGATCGACGATCCTGCATATCAGGAGATCATCCGTCTGACCGAAGAGAGCTTTAAGAGCACGGTTTCAGCGGCTGAAGAACTGAGCAAGGGATTTCGGGATGCGCTGACCAGCGCATTTGAGGACGGCACAGTATCCGAAGACGAATACAGTGAAATCCGCGATTGGATGAATGCATATAACGACGCGATGGCGAAAGCCGCCGCAGAAGCGCAAGGAAGAGAAAACAAAATTGCGCTTGAAAAGCTCCTTTTTAAGGCGCAGACGGCGAGCCTTGACTCTATCATTGAATATGCAACCCTGATTCAGGGTGCGCGAGATCAGACGCTTTCGGATGCAGAAGACGCCTACCTCACACACCGCAGCGGTCTTGTGGTAGACGGAGCGTCGAAAGAAACAATCGAAGCGCTTGACGCTGAGTACCGCGCACATGCAGGGAGTCTGAACAAGCCCTATGACGATGCGCTTTTGAGGTTATGGGAATATGGCATTCAGAACAGCGATCTATCTGATGCCTATAACCGTCTGGGCGAACTTGCCGATCTTGTGCTGGGCGGCGAAATGATGCCGGAAACCGCAATGGGGATCATGGAAGAGACCTTCGGCAAGAACATATACGCCGACGGACGAGGATCTAAGACCAGTACGCGCAGTCAGATATCGGAGTATCTCGCCAGAATGATTGCCGGATGGGGCGGCTATGATCAGCTGATGGAGAAAGCCGCTATGTACGACCGAGAAGGCGACGGCGAAACCGCCGATTACTTAAGGCGGCTATACGCCATGCAGCAGATCAACGATAAATACAATGAGACCACCGTTCAGAATTTCGATGGTCTTTGGTCTGCTCTTTTCGGCGACAGCTTGATCGCGAGCTCTGCCATGGACGGATATACACTTGAAGAAAAGTTTTTATCCGACATGGAAGCTTTCATCAACGATTTCAGTCTGGAAAGCGCAAGGCGAACAATAGAGCATCTAAGCGGCGAAAAGAACGACCTTGGCTCATACTTCGAATTGTTGAACAAAGCAGTTGAGACAAATAATGATATGCTGCTTAAAGATCGCATGCTGATGGGATATGATAAAGATGAATTCGACAATATCGTAAACAGCCTAAAGACGCTTTATGACTTTGAAAAAGTGCTGAAAAATCTTCCTGCAGAGTTTTCGGATTCGCCTTTCAAAGACGATATCGCTGCGTGGTCGCTTTTATACGGAAACGCAAGCCAGAACCCAGACGAATTTCTTTTGAACCCCTTGTCCATGGAAGCTGCCATAGTCGGGCTTGAAGAGAGCGCACAGGCAGGCGTTGAGAACGCGCAGGCATACTTTAAAGAGCATCCCGGCGAATGGATCGTAAACATCAGTCCCAACGAAAGCGGTCTTCCGATGGGCGAATGGAGCCATTTTAAACCCTATGCCGAAGGCGGCCGCGCGACGGAAGCGTCCATATTTGGAGAAGCCGGAGCGGAATGGGCAATCCCCGAAGAGCACACAGCCAACACGGCGAATCTGCTTTATCAGGCGGCCGAGGCCAGCGGATTTACTTGGCAGGATATTGGCAAGGCGGCGGGACAGGCGAGCGGCGCAGGCAGCGGAATTACACTTGTGTACTCCCCTACCATCATCGCAAACGATGCGCAGGGCGTGGAAGAAAAGCTGAAGCAATCCAAAGAGGATTTGGAGAAATGGCTTGAGGAGCGTAAGCTTATCGAGGAAATTATGGTGTATTCGTGATGATGAGAATGGACACGCGTCCTATTGGATCCTCTCCCCTATTCTTTCAAACCCGCTTTCGTTTGCGGGTTTTGGTTTTTCGACAAAAAAGACATATGTGAGGTGAAGTATGAAAGACAGCGGATATGAATACCATGCGGTTTCCGGCGAAACATGGGACAGCATAGCCCTTAAGGTTTATGGGCAGGAAAAACACGCCTATGAACTATTGCATATGAATCCGCATTTGTGCCACAAGCTTATTTTTACAGGCGGCGAACGGATCACATTACCTTTAATCGACGCAATAGCCGAAGGGGGCGCGGGATATGCAAACGCAAACGCCCCCTGGAAGGATTAAGAAAGTGAGAAGCACAGTATGGCAATAATTGGCAGTTGGAATGGTTTTGATTTTGAAATATCGCCATCTGTTGTCAGGGGGTTCAGCGGCCTTACAATCAAGGGAAGCGTTGAAACGGAAGACAAAGTGACGAGTAAGCAAAAATATGCAACAATGAAAAACAGCGCGGCTACGGAGATTGGGCTGAATGTTGTTTTAAACGCATACCTCGGATGTGATGTACGCGAAGAAGCGATGAATCTGGTACGCGCAGCGACGGCTGGCGCGGCCAACTATTTTTACACAGGCGGCAAAAAGCTTTTGGATTATAAGCTTATGCTGATCAGCGCAGAAATAACGGAAGCGGACATTGCGCCGAACGGCACATGGATTTCAGCGAAGGTTGCGCTCAAAATGAAGCAGGCGGAAAAATATACAGCTCCATCCAGCGGGAGCAGCGCAGCAGCAGGCGGGAGCCAAACCGGCGCACAAAGCTCGGGGTTTGGCTCAGCGCTTGGCACTGGGCTTGGTTCGGTACTTGGCGCACTGGCAGGCGCTGCGGCGCAGGTTGTGCAGCAAGCTGGAGCGACGCTTGCCCAAAATGCCGCGGCGCAGATCATCGGCGAGAATGGAAGCGGAGCCAATTCGGATGGGTCTCAAAGTACGTTAGCGAGTGAAGCCGCCGCCTTGCTCGCCAATACGTTTGCAGCTGTTCGGCAAACGGCGCAATCGGCCTTAGCCGCTACTCAATCTCAAAGAAATACAGGCGCCGTATCAACGGCGTCTCCTTTGTTAGGCGGTTTGAACGCCCAGATCCATGCGGCATTAAAGTAAACAACGGAGGTTTATTGAATTGGCATACTACGAAATCGATAACCGGCCGAAACAAATTGACTTTGAACTTAAAAACGACAAGCCGGTTCAGCGCATTTTGCAAAACGCAAAGAACCTGCTGATGACCAGGATGGGAGAAGTGCCCTTTGATCGTTTTCGGGGATTTGACATGTCGCTTATGAATCTGCCGATAGACAAGTTTCGCGCAAGGCTTCTGCCCGAACTCGACAGGCTTTTTATGTGGGAGAGGAATTTGGAAGCAGCGGATGCGGAAGCAACTATAGACGAAACGGGCAATATTTACATCCGAGTGGTTGTGAAGATCGACCTTGATGAGTAAAGGAGAACGATATGGCGAAAACCGACATGCACTATATCTACTATGACCCGGACGAAGTTTGGAAAATGATACAGTATACTTATATTGCCGAGGGTGGCGATATCCTTTATCCAGGCAGCGAGAAAGAAATCCTATTAAGGAGCGTGCTTTACGCATTGACACTCGGGTTATCCATTGCTGATAACCGGCTGCTGATGGATAGTTTGAGGTTTGCTAATGGAGAGTTTTTGGACATCTATGGCGAAAAACGTAACTGCTACCGGATTGAAGCCAATGCTGCTAAAGCCGAGGTTGAAATCACTTTTTCGCCAACCAATATCCATAAAACGATCCCCGCCGGAACAGCATTGACTGCTGATGGGCAGAAAGTATACTTGACAACAAACGACATAGAGCAGACGGGGCTTAGACAGGCAGTCAGATGCGAGATTGTTTGCACGCAGACCGGCGCGCAAGGAAACGGACTGGCGAGCGGAACGGTCATGCAATTTGTGACACCCAACAGCGCCGTGGAAAGCATCATCGTTACCCGGGGCGCATCCGGTGGGCGCGACAAAGAAGAGCAGGAACACTATCGCGAGCGAATCCGCGAATACGGCCTAACGTCCATCACGACCGGTCCCAAGCAGCGGTATGAACAAGTAACCCGTTCGGTATCCACCGCGATTTTGGACGCGAAAGCGGTAAAAGTAGCCGCATGCTCTGTATGTGTATACATCATAAGCGAGGAAGGTAGCGACAAAGAGGCGATTAGGAGCGCAGTTTTAATGGCGCTGAATGAAGAAACTGAGCGGCCATTGACAGATCTCGTCACTGTATCGGAAGCCGAAGTATTCCCTTACACGCTGAATGTGAAGATAATGATCGATTCTTCAGTGTCCGAAAACGAACTTAACGAAGTTGTGAATGAATATAAGGCTTGGCAGGACAACAAAATGGCGCGCCCATTCAACCCAGACAGACTGATGGCGATGCTTTATACAGCAGGCGCAAATCGGGTAACATGGGGCGAAGGTAGCAACTTTAACGGCAATAACGTGGAATATACCCAAATTGGCGAGGGCCAAAGGTGTCTTGGGAATATTACATTAAGTATTGTAAGCTAGGTGACGGCATGGAAAAATTTGATATTAAGCACTTTGTTCCCGCTTTTATACTTTCGGATAAAAATGGACGAGCTCTTGCCAAGGCTATCGAAAGAGCGATCGACATCTTTTTTGAAAAACTCATGGAAGGTGTTGACTGCGCACTTGATGCAGACAAGATGCCTTCTTGGAGGCTAGATGAGCTGGCAAGAGACGAGAATATTTTTTGGTATGATTTTGATGCAGTGTTAAGTGCTAAATGCGAAATGGTGAAGAATGCCCGAAAAACCTACGCCGCGCTGGGAACCAAGGCGGGAACGGAGCAGGCGGCAAAGAACCACGCCAGCGATGCGCGCATTGAAGAATGGTTCGATTACGGAGGGGAGGCTGCACATTTCCGCATTTACTCGGAAATGCCGGAGGCTGCGGAAAGCGCCGGGGCGATGGTACGCAGTGTGAATGGCGTTAAGCGCCTCAGCGCCGTACTGGACGGCGTGTTTATTGATCTGCCGCCAATCACAACAAAGCTGCACGCCGGTCTCGCCCTCTACAACGGCGGCAGGGTGAAGTTCATCATGGAGGGCGTGAATGCCGAGGAGCTGGCAAGCACATGGCTTACGGACGAACTGGATGTAATCATGTTGGATGAAAACGGCATGGTTCTTTTTGAGTAACGGAGGAATGTGGAATGATTTCGATTGCACCAAAACTTACCGACGTGGGGCGGAATCTGCTGATTCGCGGCATTGGTGGTGAGCGAATCACCTTCACGCGCTTCAAGATCGGCAATGGCAAGCTGGGAGACACTGACCAGACCACGCTGACGGACGTTATCAACCCGATTCTGGAATTTCCGATCGCCAGCGCGGATGCAAGCAATGAGGGCTATGTGGAGCTGAGCGGTTACTTTGACAGCGGCGACATCACCAGCGATTTCCGCTGGTGCGAGCTGGGCATCTTCGCCAAGGGCGAGGATGAAGTAGAGCAGCTTTATGCGTACACTAACGACGATGAAAACGCCGGCGTACTGAAAGCGAACAGTGAGGACGTGGTGATCGAGCAGAGCGTGAGCGTTATTGTCGCCATCGGCACAGCGGAGAACGTGACTGCACTGATCTCCCCTTCTGCGCTGTATGCGGCCAAGGATGACTTTGACAGGCATGTAAACAACCAGGAGAACCCGCACCATGTAACGGCTGAAATGATCGGCCTTGGCAACGTGTCCAACGTAGGCACGAACGACCAGGTTGTGACATACGAAACGCCCACAGATGAAATGCTCCGAGCGCTTACGCCGGGCGAGACGATGCAGGAGGCGTTCAAAAAGATCGCCAGGGCGATTCTGAACCTGATCGGCCACATTACCGACAAGACTAATCCTCACGGCGTTACGGCGACACAGGCGGGCGCAGCGGCAAAGCGGCACTACCACGGCGCAGCCGACATCAACAGCGGCATCCTTGGTATTGCGCGTGGCGGGACGGGAGTTGGCACAGCAGACGAACTTCGCGCGTTCCTGGGGAGCGGCGTTGTGACGGGCATGTACTACGGCAATAATGCCACGAAACGCCAGATCGAACTCGGATTCAGACCGGTAGCGGTGTTGGTTGTCAACGGACGCGGCGTGGTTGGTGACGATGTTGACGGCGTATGTGGTGGCTTATGCGTAGGCAGATATGGCCTGAGATCGCGCACATGCAATGAACAGAGCCATGAAACAACATGGTCGAATACCCATACTGCCATGATGATTAATGATACCGGCTTTTGGGTGAACTACGCCAGCGGCTACAAGGTGGCTACCAACAAGAGCGGCGAGTCCTACCGATACATCGCATGGAGATAATGGAGGGTTTATATGGCGAGTAACAGGATCACGGAAAAAGCACAGGTGAAGACGCTCAAAGAAGCGGCCAGTGTGCTGATCACGCAGCTTGAAACAGCTGAAGACGGCACGGAGGTTGAGTCTCTTCGTAGGGCAACGCTTCAGGCGCTGGTCGCTGCACTGCGCGAGAAGGGCATCAACGACAACTATGTTTCTGAGGCAGCTCTCGACAAGATGAAGCCTGACTTGGTGCGCAACATTGAACAGGTGCCGGGAGTCGGCATCAAGGTCACGTTCTGGGACGCGACCACGCTGGAAATCCCAATCGACAGCGGCGGTCTGGCCTTTGATACCGTGACCTACGATCAGGTGAGCGGGTATCTGCACATCATGAGCGAAG